TTTGTCCTACCAATAGAGTATCACCTGCCATTGTGTGGATAAAGATTTGAGGTCTACCATAAGCCATCAACTTCAATTGTGTAGTCATTTCGTTGGTTAATTTCTTTAAGTTAAGAACTAATTCTTGAGAGAAGAAAGTTGTACCATTATCACGAGATGAGTTTACAGTTTCAGTATAGCTAGAATTTCCTTTTAGGTCATATTGATACACTGTTAAGCCAGCTGGTAATGATTCTAGTAAAGCATCACTGTTTGAACCAGATGATACTAAACCTAAAGAACCAGTATAGTTCAAGAAAAATACTGAAGCTATACCACCAACCGAATCTTTACAAGGTTCATTTCTACCTAATGTTAAATTACAAGCCATAGTTTTAGTTTTTTTTAGTTAATTTGTTTTTGTTTTTAATAGATTAGAATGAGGGAGGGAATTACACCCTCCCATTATTCATTCAATATATTAATAGTTCTTATGGATAGCGATGTCCTCACCGATACCATATTGAGTACCAGCTGTGTATCTCATAATGATTCTGTAGTTTTGAGAACCATCTAAGTTAGCCATGTCTAATACTCTTACTTCGTTATGGTCACTCAATAAACCTGTTCCGAAGAATAAGTTTGATTTTTGAGCTGCTACCATAGCAGAAGAACCAAGACCTGGACAGAATGCCATCTCAATACCGTTGAAGTTCAATGGTTTTTCACCAACGTTCATTTGGTTGTTGAAACCATTTGCACCTTGTGCTCCACCAGCTAATGCTTGTTGATAAGCCTTAACTACGTTTGTTGGAACATAAATCATCAAATCTTCTTTTCCATAAACTTCTTGCGGAATAGCATCAACTAATGCATTTAATGCAGTTAATACGTTTGCAGAAGTGATAGAACCAGAAACTGATGAAGTTACAGGAGCGTTAGTACCACCAGCTACAACTGATGAAGATAATGCAGTGTAGATACCACCGAATTCACCATTAGTTGAAGTTGTACCTCTCCAAATAGATTCTTCAGTAGCTTGTGCTACTTTACCACCTACATAAGAGATTAAGAAATCGTTGAAATCTTTTGGAATCTCATCAAATGCGCTATAGCCCAATTGTAAAGCTTCCCAGCTATCTACGAATTCTTGCTTACATAATTGTAAGTTTACTTGTAATTCTTTTGGTTCTAAGATTCTCTCAGTAAGAGCTACAGTACCAGAAGTTGTGAAGTCACATGATGCGTTGTTTACAATGCTATTAACATCAATCTTTTGGATAACACTTTTGAACTTCACATTCGGCATGATTGTGATGTATTGGTTATCTAAAGTTTTTGCTGATAACAACGCTGCCGCAATGTACTTCCCAGCAAATTCACCAGCGTAAGTTGTGGTGATGCTTGGTTGTTGAAAGTTTTGTTGTTTTCTCATCTTTAAATGATTTTGTTTGTTTTATTTATATAATTTTGATAAGAAAGAGTTTTGTGTATTTGGTACACTCCCTTTCTTATTGAATTTTACTCCGTTTTGTTTTGGTGCGTTTTCATCAATTGGTGCTCCATCCAATTTAGGAAGTTCTTCTTCCTCATCAGGCTCTACTGCTGCCATAGCTACATCACCAGGTAATGGTTCTGCTTTTACTTTCTCAGCTTTCTTTCCTTCAGAAATTTCTTCTTCCTTAACTTCTACCATCTCATTGTATTTCTTTTCTAATTCTTCAATTCTATATTGAAGTTTAGTAACAATAGATTTCATGTCCTCATCTTCAGAGATTGGTTCAGCTGTTTCTTCAGTATCAACTTCCTCGTCATCACCCATGTCACCACCAGCGATTGATTCCATTTTTTCTTCTTTCTCGCCTAATTCAACATTCTCTCTTTCAGTAATCTTACCTTCAGCATCAACCATAATCTTAATTCTAACATCGTTTCCTTCTGTATCTCTTAAGATTATTTCGTGTTCACCTTCAGGAGCTGGAGATTTACCATCTTCAGTAACTACGTCTACTGATTCACCAACATCAAATGTAGGAGATTCTAAGATTGTTCCATCAGCAAGTTTTGCGTAAGTAAATAACACTTCCTCTTTAGATAGAGATAAAGTTGTCATTATCCTTTTTAGTACTTCTGTTGCGTTCATATTATTTGTATTTTAGTTATTTAACAATTGTATGTAAAAATATAGTAATTTTTTATACTGGATATGGTTCTTGAAATCCAACAATCATTGATTGTGGTATTGGTATAATTGAACCAGTATAGTTTTTATTAGTTCCATTGTACATTCTAAAATCCTGTACATACCAAGCAGAGCCTGTATCATATTGTTTTAATCCACTTGTTTCACTATCATAAGGGAATATTTCAAATGGAGAACCAAATATGTATAAAGGAGCGTTATTAGTTGCCAAAGAAGATGTTGGAACATATAGATTATATCCCTCACTGCCTTCTATTGCTCTTTGTCCAATTAACTCACCATCTCTATATAATCTAGTTATTCCATTTACATTACTTCCACTTGTTTGATAAGAAACAGCGTAGTGATGCCATTCCAAAGGAATCCATTGATAATTTGATGTACCCCACGCCCAGTTATTATAATTGCCAATATCACTAAAGGAGTATGGATACATACCCATAGCAGATGAACCAGAATAGTAATTACTAATTCCATTTTCAGGTTTTCCACTCCAACCTGGCATCCACCAATAAGATGAAGTTGCGTTAGGTAATTGTTGACCTGATGGTGTTTGTCCTTCCTTAATTGCCATTGCTTTATTCGGAAATCCAAATGAGCTAGTTGGTGAAGATAAAGAAGCTGTTGATTCATATGCTACCCAAGCTTCGATAACATAATTTTTTGTATAATCTAAGTTAATACCTTCTTTACTTCCAGTATCTAATGAAACTTGTACACACTTATATCCACTTGAATAAATTGAAGTCTCATATCCACTTCCACCAAAGTTATTTATAATTGATGAGCTAGTTATTACACCAACACTTCCTGTTGCTGTCATTGTATGGATAGAGCCTGAAAAAGGTGTTTCATATTTGTTCGTAAGAGCATTAAATGTAGAACCTTTAATATATGCAGATATATCATCCCAAGGATTAACTTGATTAAAAACAGAAACATATCCTGATGTAAATACATTACCAGGTACAGCCAATACTATGCTGCCCGAAAATGGGTCAAACCTAGGAGATGGAACAAATGGACTTCCCTGAGGTTTATTTAATTTACAATATGTTACATTATAATTTAAATTGTACATAATTTATTTTAATGCTATTATATTACCACAAGTAGAAGATGCAGATACCGCTGTTACAATAGCAGGGATAAATCCTGATGCTGATGCAAGTGTTAATACCGAACCATCATAAGTTTTAATTACTAATGTACCAATTTGTCCTACATATAATCCACCAGCCACATATCCAAATTGAGGAGTATTACTATTAGCATCTGCGAAAGCTGAACCTGAAACAGGTATTACAGCCGCACCACCCGTAAGTTGTGGATTTGAAATATACGAATTTTGAGTTTCTAATTTCATATTATTTGTTTATTTTATTATTTAACAATTGTAACTTGTTTTTTATTGATTAAGATGCGTATCTAGGTAATAAAGCATTGTAGTTTTGTACAATTTCTCCCTGTGATAAAGATGAACTATACGCTGCTAAGAATGATACATTACCTTCAAACTTATAAAAGCTTGTAGGGCCTGAATATGAACCTCTACCAAATGTCATATTAACATTCGTATCATTTAAACTAGCAGAATAAGAACCAGTACCAATACTGCTACCATCCCAATATCCAGTTATTATGCTTCCACTTCTTGTTATTTGTAAGTTATTCCACTTACCACTAGTTATAGTAGGTTTAGTTGGAAAATCAAATGTTAAACCATTTGCATAAAATCTAACTTGTCCTCTATTAAGTAAGCTTGTATCTCTATTAACAATTATACCAAAGCCAGGATTTGAACCAATTGAATCTTTTGCAAATAATCCAACCCAATCAGCTGCCGTAGGGTCACTTGGTCTAAAGTTATTAATAGCAAACCACATATTAAATGAGAAGTTTCCAGCAAAAGATACAGAAGTACTCCATGGACCTCCCATATTAGTTAAATAAGTTGAACCAGAAGGAAAATTAAAATAACCACCCAATGAAGCAGAATATCCATTTTGCATTCCATTCTCAATACTAGCAGTTGTGTTAAATCCACTTGCTAAGTTTCTCCATTGTGTACTACCTGATGTATAAGATAATGGATTACCGGCATCTAATATTAATGTTGCTGATTGTGTAACATAGTTTGGTATTATGTATTGTACACCTTCACCTATCGCTACGCTTCCTAATTGTACGTTTGTTATTAAAGTATTTCCTAAGTATGTTGGCATATTATAGTCCGTATTTTGTGTAGTATGTTAAGTATATTTCATTTATTTCAGCTGGAGTTAATTCTCTATTATAAACAGCAAGTACACCCAATTCACCCTGCGTTGATTCAGTTGGTGTAAACGCTCCTTTATTAATAAATAATCCAGCATCAAATCCAGCATTACCAGTAGCTAAAGATCCTGTTTTATAAATGTTATCAATATAAACTGATGCTGAATTTACACTATGTCTAATACCTGTCATCATATGCCAGTTTGTATCATACGAACCTGAATCTATTACAAATTGATTATTAAACCAAGCATACATTGATTCAGCTGCAGGTGTACCAGGTCCTCCACCATATGTACCGAATAACCAGTTGTTTGCTCCATTTAAGAATCTACCATGATGGTCAGTTGCCGAACCAGATGAACGATATATTAATACAATTGTTGAAGTTGTTGCCTGTGATGGCGTTTCATCTGCACTTGCAGTTGTACTTAAATTAGATGATGTTGTAAAGTTTAATGAACCATATTGAGAATTTCTACTTACGCTTGTTAGTGAAGCAGTTGCATTAGCATATCTACCTAATAATGTAGATGATATACCATTCCAATCAGAAGAATCAAAATACATTTGTACTGAACCAGTTGGTATATTAGTTTGTATTACACCAAATGTTGATTCAAAATCAGTTGCATTTTGACCTAATCTTACATTCTCAACGTATAGTATATCTCCTCCTAAA